CAACAGGTAGCCGCTCCGGTCACAGCACTGCCTGTCGCTGATCCATGTCCGGAAGGGTACAAGCTGAATCCTCAGACCAACGCATGTGAGTATGTTGGTATCGAGCTTCCTGGAGTCACACCATATACGGGCCAGCCAATTACGCAAACGACGCAGTACACAGGTATCGGGAGCCTCAACCCGTTTGTGCTACAGCCGTCGTATACGGCACCTCGGACCTTTAGTCCGTTATTTAACGCTGGTTAATGAACTCCGCGGCACTTGAAGCACTTCCCGAGGAGGTTCTCAAGGAGATTCTTGCGCTCAAAGAGGCGGAAGTACGTCTTCACACCAGAGAACAGGCTCAAGATCACTTCATGCCCTTCGTCCATCACGTCTATGATGGGTTTATTGAGGGGCAACACCACCGAATTATTGCCGAAAAGCTCGAACGGATCGCCCGAGGGGAGCTGAAACGGCTGATTGTGAACATGCCGCCGCGGCATTCCAAGTCAGAATTTGCTTCATATCTCATGCCTGCATGGTTTTTGGGCCGAAACCCGAAGTTAAAGATCATTCAGGCGACGCACAATACAGAACTAGCTGTGCGTTTTGGTAGAAAAGTGCGTGATTTAATGTCATCGGAGATGTATCGAGATGTTTTCCCCAACACTTTGCTTAAAGCGGACGATAAAGCGGCTGGCCGATGGGGTACAGCGGCGGGTGGTGAGTATTTTGCCGCTGGTGTGGGTGCGGCGGTCACTGGTCGCGGCGCGGACTTGTTTATCATTGACGACCCTCACTCGGAACAAGACGCTTTAAGCGAAACAGCGTTCGAGCACGCGTACGAATGGTACACATCTGGCCCTCGTCAGCGTTTGCAACCGGGCGGAGCGATCATTTTGGTCATGACTCGGTGGGGAACCAAGGATCTGACGGGTCGGTTGATCAAAAATCAGGGCGAAGACATCATGTCGGACCAGTGGGAAGTGGTCGAATTCCCTGCAATCATGCCGTCGGACAAGCCGTTGTGGCCAGAATTCTGGAATAAAGACGATCTTCTCAAGGTAAAGGCCGCTTTGCCGCCCGCAAAGTGGAATGCTCAGTGGCAACAGCAGCCAACAGCCGCAGAAGGCGCGATTGTTCGCAAGGAATGGTGGCAAATATGGGAAAAGGACGATATCCCGCCGGTGTCGTACATTATGCAGAGCTATGACACGGCATTTTCTAAGAAAGAGTCGGCTGACTACTCGGCGATTACGACGTGGGGTGTATTTCAGCCAGAAGAAGGGGGACCGGAGCACATTATCCTGCTCGATGCCCGAAAAGGGCGGTGGAACTTCCCTGAATTGAAGGAAGTGGCGACCGAGGAGCACGATTATTGGGAACCGGACATGGTGATTATTGAGGCCAAGGCGTCGGGGACGCCGTTGACGGACGAGTTACGCAGGACAGGCATACCTGTTGTGAATTATACTCCGTCCAAGGGTCGTGATAAGGTGACTCGTATGCACATGGTAGCTCCGTTGTTCGAGGCCGGTATGGTTTGGGCACCAGAGAAGCGGTTTGCGGAAGAAGTGATTGATGAGTGCGCGTCGTTTCCGATGGGCGATCACGATGACTTAGTGGATAGTATGACAATGGCGTTGATTCGTTTTCGTCAGGGTGGGTTTATCTCACTACAGGGCGAGGATGATGGCGAAGAAAACGACATTCCGGCGATGAGAGAGTATTACTGATGTCAATTCCTTCAGACAGAATGCAGGGCATGGTGGACAGCGCGTTAGAAGCTGTTCCCGGCATGGAGATTGATGTACCACAGCCAGAAAGCTTTGAGGGCGGGGCTGAAATATTAGAAGACGGGCAAGGCGGCGCGATAGTACAGGCTTTGTCAGAGATGATGGGGACTGAAGTTGTCGCGGAAGAATATGACCATAATGCCAACCTTGCTGAAGTGCTTGATGATGCAATCCTGGGTGAAATATCGAGCGACCTTCGAGGTAAATACGAAGAAGATCAAGATTCACGGGCCGAGTGGGAAGATGGCTATACAAAAGGGCTTGACCTGCTCGGAATCAAGTACGAAGAGCGAAACAATCCCTTCTCAGGAGCCAGTGGAGTAACGCATCCGTTGATCGCTGAGTCGGTTACGCAGTTCCAAGCGCAGTCATACAAGGAACTATTACCGGCGGGCGGGCCAGTTCGTACGAATATTATTGGTGCGAAGACACCTGAAGTTGAGGCGCAGGCGAATCGCGTCAAGGATTTCATGAATTACATGGTGACGGAAGTCATGGAAGAGTACGATCCGGACACGGATCAGATGCTGTTCTATTTGCCGTTATCAGGATCGACATTTAAGAAGGTCTACTATGACGAAACAAAACAGAGGCCGGTATCTCGATTTGTGCCTGCCGAAGACTTGGTTGTCCCCTACACGGCGACTGACCTTGCAACTGCATCGCGGATTACACACGTTCTTCGCATGGACGAGAATCAAGTTCGCAAGCTACAGGTTGCTGGCTCATACCGAGATGTCGATCTTGACGCTGGATATGAAGAGGAAGACGGGCCAGTTACGGACAAGGTTCGCGAACTGGACGGACGAGAAAGAACTGGCGACTCTGACGAACTGCTCACAATCCTTGAAGTCCACACAGAGTTGGATATCGAAGGCTTTGAAGACAGGGACCCGATGGGCGAGCCAACAGGTATCAAGCTTCCGTACATTGTTACGCTTGAGGCTGGGTCAGGTGAAGTCCTAGCGATTCGTCGTAACTATGCGGAAGGAGATCCGCTGAAGCGTAAGCAACAGTATTTTGTGCATTACAAGTTCTTGCCGGGTCTGGGCTTTTATGGGTTTGGTCTGATCCACATGATTGGTGGGTTGGGTAAAGCGGCTACTTCTATTTTGAGGCAGTTAATCGATGCGGGTACATTGGCGAACCTTCCTTCCGGATTCAAAGCGCGGGGAATTAGAATCCGTAATCAGGACGAGCCGCTTGCACCGGGCGAGTTCCGGGACATTGACGCTCCTGGCGGAGATATACGGAGTTCAATTATCCCACTCCCGTTCAAAGAGCCGTCGGCGACCTTGTCGCAACTTCTCGGAGTTCTTATCGAATCGGGTCGGCGGTTTGTTTCGATTGCGGACCAACAAACGGGATCACCGGGGTCACAGCAACAGCCTGTAGGTACGACGGTTGCTCTGCTCGAGCGCGGTATGAAGGTGATGAGTGCGATCCACAAGCGGTTGCACTACGCGCAGAAGAACGAGTTCCGTCTGTTGGCGGGGATTATTCGTGATTACATGCCACCTCAGTATCCGTACATGGTGCCGGGTGGCGATGCATCGGTGATGCAGACAGACTTCGACAACCGCGTCGATATTTTACCTGTCTCTGATCCGAACATCTTTTCAATGGCACAGCGCGTAACGCTTGCACAGACGCAGTTGCAGTTGGCACAGTCCAACCCGCAGATGCACAACCTTCATGCGGCGTATAAACGCATGTATCAGGCATTGGAAGTGCAGAACATTGACGACATCCTGCCTCCACCACCGGAGCCACAGCCAACGGATCCGGGCATTGAGAATGCTCGTGCATTGTCAGGGCAGATTGTTACTGCATTTCAAGAGCAGGATCACGACGCACACATTAAAGTGCACATACAGTTTATGCAGTTACCGCTTGTTCAGGCGTCGCCGCAGGCGTACGGCATGTTCTTGTCTCATATCCAAGAGCACATTGCATTTAAGTCACGGATGTTGGTTCAGCAGGAGGCAGAAGTTACAATTGCTCAGAACCCACAGGCACAGCAGGCGATGACGCAAGAGCTGATTGAGTCTCGTGTGGCTCAGGTGCAGGCGGAGCTGAACGCACAAGTTCTTCAAGCGTTGATGCCGCAGGGCGACCAACAGGATCCGCTTGTAGCAATTCGGCAACAAGAGCTTGCTATAAAGGCGGCAGACGTCGAGCGCAAGGCAAAACTAGATCAGGCAGAACTTCAGCTAGAACAGCAGAAGATGATGCAACGTGCGGCAACCGACGCGGCACGCATCGAATCTCAGGAAGAAATTGCTGAGAATCGCAACGATGTGAATATGACACGCATCGCAGTTCAACGGGAAAACATGGCAAGACGTCAAACATAGGAGTGAACTGCAATGATCTTCGAGGCTATCGCCGCGATTAAGGTCGCGAATGAGGCGATTGGCGCGATCAAGGAATTTGCTGGCCACGTCTCTTCTGTTGGGGAGATGGGTCCGCAATTGACCAAACTTGCGGATGCAAAAGAAAATATTCAGAAGAAGGCGGCTGATGGAGACATGGACGCCTTTTTTGCTTTAGAGGATATACGCAATAAAGAAGCTGAGATAAAACAAATGTTTATCTACGCAGGACGAGCAGGGCTGTGGGAAGATTACCAGAAGTTTATGCGTACTCGCAAAGAACTGAGAGAGAACGAGCGGAA